GAACGCTTTAGGAGACACCGCAGCCAGCGATAAAGCAGCAATAGGTTATACTGCCGCGTTGGGCATAATTGTTACCGGACAAGGTTCCACTAACGACATTACATTGGTTAATGATGCCGATGCCACGGTCATTGCTGTTCCAACGGGGACGACCAATGTGGATATTGTCGGTGTTGCCACAGCAGCTACGTTTGAGCCGGACGGAGACACGGCAGCGGGGGATAACGCTGCAATTGGTTACACTGCTGCTGAAGGCTTGATCCTTACCGGGCAGGGCAGCACAAACGATGTAACCATCAAAAACGATGCCGATGCTGACGTTATTGAAATTCCAACAGGAACCGTAAACGTCACTGCGGCGGGTACTCTTGGTGTAACAGGACTTATCACAGCTAGCGCAGGTGTGGCCGCGACAGGTAACGTCACTGCTACGGGAACCGTTGAACCTGCTGGGGACACTGCCGCTGGCGACAATGCCGCAATTGGTTACACTGCGGCTGAAGGCTTGATCCTTACCGGGCAGGGTAGCACCAACGACGTTACCATTAAGAACGATGCTGATGCCGATGTTATTGAAATCCCGACCGGCACCACAAATGTAACGGTTGCTGGATCGTTTACAGGGGGCAAGATTATTCTTGCCGCTACGGACACCGACACATCTAACACTGGCAGTGTGACGATTGACTTCTCTGCTCATCAGAACTTCGTGTTGACTCTCACAGGTAGTGTCACCCTTGCCAATCCGTCTACGGAGGCTGTAGGCCAAGCCGGGGTGTTCGTGTTTATTCAGGACGGAACGGGATCAAGAACTCTCAGCCTTGGAACGGACTATGAAAGCCCCGCTTCTGGTGGGATTACACTAAGCACCGCCGCAAACGCGGTTGATGTAGTTCCCTACTTTGTAAAAGCGTCCGGCAGTATTCAGCTAGGCGCACCGCAGTTGGCGTTCGGCTAATGACTATGTTTGGCTCACAGTGGCTGGCTAACGCTGGGTCTACTTACGAAATTGATCAGTCAATCCGGTTTAATGACGACGATTCCGCATTCTTAGCCAGAACGCCTGACGCCTCTAATCGCAAGACTTGGACTTGGAGCGCGTGGGTAAAACGAGCAGACCTTTTTAACGGCTCTGTTCCTCAAATTCTTTTGTCGGCAGGTGACGGTGGTGCAAACGATTTTGTTATGCAATTCGGTCAGTCGGACGACACGTTGAGAATTAGTGATTATATTAGTAGCACTCAAAGCAACTTAATTACAACGCAGCTTTTTAGAGATGTTGGGGCTTGGTATCATTTCGTTCTTGCCTACGATACCACGCAAGGAACAGCGGCTAATCGCATAAAACTTTACGTAAACGGCTCACAGGTCACGGCTTTTGGAACTGAAACTTACCCCAGCGAAAACCAAGATCTTGTAATCAACTCCGCTATTGCTCACAACATTGGGCGAGGTGCTTATTCCAGCAATGGTTATTTTAGTGGGTACATGGCTGAAATAAATTTTGTTGATGGCACTGCCTTGGCACCTACAGCGTTTGGCGAAACTAACGACGACGGCGTGTGGATACCGAAAGCCTACAGCGGTGCTTACGGAACGGAAGGCTACTTTATTGACGGCAGGGATAGCTCTGATCTTGGAGACGATGAGTCAGGAAATGGAAATGATTATTCCAGCAGTGGATTGACAGCAGCGGATCAGATGTCCGATACGCCGACGTTGAACTTCTGCACGATGAATCCACTTGACGCTCCGACAGGTAGCATAACGCTGTCAAACGGCAACCTTGATCTAAACCAATCCTCGTTTAACAAGGTCAGAGGAACTATCGCTTTTGACGTTCAAGACGATGATGGTTTTTATTTTGAGGTAAAGAAAACCAATGGTAATTTTCGTTCTGCGGGAATTGTAGCTACCGACGCATCTAATTTTGCGTCGGCGCAGTCGCTGCTCTCGGTCAATCCGTCGGTTGTATATTACATGGAAGGGGGAGAGGTTAATCAAAACGGAAGTTTACTTCTGGGCAGTTTGGCTACTTTTTCAACAAACGATGTTTTGGGAGTTGCGGTTCGAAATGGGAAAGTTTATTTTGCCAAAAATAACACCTATGTAAATTCAGGTGATCCTGTAAACGAAACCGGGCAGGTTGCCTCAATAACAGGGTCAAGCCCTTTGTACAGCCCCGCAGTTGGGGAGCAAAACAATCAAGGTGGGATTACCAATACCGTCAATTTTGGAGCCACGGCCTTTGCCCACACTCCTCCTACTGGGTACAAAGCACTCAACACCGCCAACCTACCCACACCAGCGGTGAAAGATGGGTCAGAGTATTTCCAGCCTACGATTTATACGGGTACGGGTTCAAGCCGCAGTGTAGACCAATCTGGTAATAGTACATTCCAGCCTGATTGGGTCTGGGTTAAGTCAAGAAATGCTGGGTATGACCACGCTCTATATGACGCAGTTCGTGGGGTAACAAAAGAACTAAAATCAAACGCCACTTCTGCGGAAGCAACGATTTCCACAGGACTTACAGCTTTTGAATCGGATGGTTTTCAGGTTGGTTCAAGAATAGGGGTGAACGGTGGTTCTGATACTTTTGTTGCATGGCAGTGGGCAGCTAACGGGTCTGGCAGCAGTAATGAAGATGGCTCAATTAACTCTACTGCTACATCCGCAAACACCACGGCTGGATTTAGCATTGTAAAATTTGTAGGAAACGGAACCAGCGGTGCAACCGTTGGGCATGGTCTAGGTGCTGTACCCAAAATGCTGATACTAAAAGACCTTGGCGTTGCAGAAAACTGGTGCATTTATCACGAAGCGATTGGACCGACAAAGTTTCTTTTCTTTACGGCAGATGCAGCGTTTACCGCATCTAACCGTTGGAATAATACTGCGCCAACAAGTTCGGTGTTTTCTCTAGGTAATGAAACACAGGTCAATGCGTCTGGTCGAAACTACATAGTTTACGCTTTCGCAGAAATCCCCGGCTATAGCTCCATAGGGAGTTTCATAGGAAATGGATCAACAGACGGTCC